AATACGACAGAATCTAGCTCGACGGGTAAGCGAGAATGAATGAACGCGGATAGTTCAGTAAAATAGAATGTTTCTCCAAATTCCCATTTATTAATATCGAAGAACTCTTTAACCAAATCTACAATTCGAGTCTTAAGTTGATTAACTGAAATACTCCTATTTGGAGAGCGCACTACCTTTATAGTTGCCTGTAGTGATGGGTGTGCAAGTGGTCCAATAATAGGCTTAACCTTACCGGGATGCAACACAACAGTATCGGATATCATTTTATTTTCAAGCATGTAGCCATAATCTGCTCTTAGTGTAAATGGGGTTGGGGCTTCGGGTTCTTCAGCTAAGGAGCCATTCAACCATTGCCTTAATGACAAATAGTATCCTCTGGACATGATGTAAATATCAATAATGTTACTAGGGGCTGGATCAATTAAATGATAGCGCGGTGTTCTATGCATCCATAAAAAGTTTAGGTCTTCTCTGCCCCGCTCTCTTTTCCATAGTCCCGCTCCACTGGCCTGATCTTCGGCAAAAGCGGCAACAGTGTCTATACTATACGGTTGGAACACCCATGGGTATTCATCCGATTCTCTATTGAAGTATACATAATCTGTATCTCCGATTAGATATGCTAAATCAACATCATCAGGAAATCCGTCAAATGTTTCATCTGATGGCAATACCTCTAAATCGTGAATACTCTGAGTCCCCATATATTCACCTTGTTCAATTACCACTTGACGGATGACACTAAACGGACGATTCGACCCTAAAATATCACCATCTGAATTTAAGTTTGCAGATAAAACTATAATTTCGTCAAGGTTTGTATTAAGTGTGTCGGTTGTTATAACCCTATCTTCATCATTTGAAATCCAGAATCGGGTTTCATCACTGTGAACAATTATATTTTGCCCATTATATCGTATGGTCCACCCATTATCCTTATCGGCCTCTGCCGCTATCCACCATGAGACAGGCTCTGACGAAAAGACTGACCATAAATCCAAGTCTTCACTATAATCCATATACACTGTATTTGGAGGGTTAACTGATACCAGCGCCAGAGATTCTTTTATCGCTAAAAATTCATCGGCTGTAAATTCTCTTCTAATGTTTTGAGGATGAACACCGTTTATTGCGAATGTGGTGAAGAATAAATCAGTACTTAGCAGTGGCTGAATATAATTATAGATCAGGGCTTCCATTGCTTCCCCGTTCACAATTCCATCTGAGTCTAAAGAATTGTCGATTGGTGGTAAATCAGATTGATCAACATCAAAAGAATTTGCCACCGTGTTAAAATAAACCACAAGATCACTTCCGAATAGTTTTACATTTTCATAATATTCTCTTGGGTCATGCCATGTTATGTATTTTGAGTCACCAGCAAATGTGCGGTTAATTCCTCGTAGCTTCAGTATTGAGTTATCCTGAAGCATATATTCATTGTAATCCTGCGCATTAACCATTCTATCCTGTGTATAGTATACGGATGGTGCAGTTCGCCTTATGCGTTCAATATCTTCCGATGGGGCAGAATTTTGTATCGGGGATAATAGGCTTACATTGAAAGATAGTGTTTGCTCTTTATTATTATTATCAAGATATGTGAAGTTATTTGCTATATTCTGTATAGAACTTTCAGGTATAGATAGTGATTTATTTGCGGATGATCTGTGCCAGATTTCAAATCTACCCGATGGGATATTTGAAAAATTACCATCTCCAAATATTAAACGGAATTTATCGTCATCAAGTGTTTCAACTTCATACTTATTTCTGTTTTCTGATGTGTTGAAGATGATATTTTGTGCACTAGCCAAATCAACCGGATACCATTCACCTTCACGCTCAGTCGCCTGAATATCAGAGTCATCGATCAATATTTCCTCAGTATCTGGGTCAATATTATTAACCCATATGTCCGTTTCATTGGTATTAATGGTGTTAACATCGAATGTTTGATTTGGGGTAACTCCATCAAAATCCGCTAAAACTCGCTGCATGGACCCCTGTTTAGTGAAAAAGAAGAACCCCGTATTATCTGATGAATCTCCTAGACCATCCGACAAATATAATACCGATAATTGCATATCCTTTTCTGGTCGTTTTTCTAATGGCCCATATGAATTAAGCGTGGAGGCCACTATTTCCATGGGATATGTTTCATTGGAAACGCTAATATTATAGGATAGTGTGTTGTTCTGAATTGGATTATTGTTCAATTCATAGACTTCAAATAATACATCTTGGACTTGAACCCTATCTGATGGTAGAACAGTTCCAAAGTCTTGCCGTAAGACTCGGTTCATTACTAATGTAAACTGTTCTTTCCAGTTTGGGTTGTTGGGATCATTCCATATAATGTCAACATTAGCTAAGTTTGTTCCGTTTGAATCAAAAACGCTCTCTGTTGTTGATATTGTGGTCAGCTTAACTAATCCACGGGATGGTATATTTCGTGATGCGTTATATGACAGCAGTTTTGCTAAGCGTAAAATTGATTCTTTTCTTTGGGCAACCGTGATTAGATTTTCATGGGCATTAAGATCAACACGATAAGCTAGAAGTTCACCCACATACGCAAATGCTTCAATGATGGGCAAGAGTTCTGAAGATTCAATCCAATCATTAAAATCTTCCGCAAAGTATAATTTCAAATAGTCTATCAGGGATTCTTTGATCGTTACGAAATCAAAGGCAGAGAAATTTACTTGCTCAAATGCCTCATATACTCTTTCCCATGATTCCGCTCTACTTACAATTCGCATAATAGTTTAATCCCTAATCGTATATTTCTATTTATTTCTTTATTCACGTATTAAAATCTAGCCTAATATCAATTGATTCCGACAAATCAAGCTCAACATAAAATAACTGTACGGTAGCTATCACTATATTCTCATCATATAATGGTGTTATTTGTATCCCGTTCGATGTTTCACTTCTTTGTAACTCAACGCGGGGATCATATTCCATGACAGTTAAAAGATCATCTTCTAAGAATGTTAAAAGGATATCATCCAGTGGATCGAATGGCATATCAGATATTCGTGTCCCAAATCGTGGCATCATTATGCGCTCATTTATCCGCGTATAAATGTGGTTAAGTATATCTTGTTTAACCAGTTCCTTATCTGATAAAGATAATGTCTTTTTATCTTTATACCGTATAAAGGAAATACCTCTGTATATGTTCTTCTTAGTCATGATTAAAAGTCAGATCGTTTAACGCCTCTTTCAGCATATGGGTCATTGGGTCCATTATAATCAAATCGTCCTTCAGCATATTCAGCATCCTCAATATCACTAGGCTCATAATATACATCAACATCGTCAACCCATTTTTCAAATTCCCTTAAACGCTTAATCGCCTCAGAGAATGGCATTTCGCCACTTCGATAATCGGTCCCCAGAACATAGTGAATAAACTTTTCATTATATTCATTCTCTGCTATTTTTGCATTTTCAAGGCCCGCGAATTGTTTCATGAAATAATTCTGTGCCTTCTTAGCTTTGGGATTATCGGGATACATATCAGCAAGTTCTTCCACCATTCCCTGAACTTCCTCGTAAAACAATACGTAATCATTTTCCCATGCAGACTCCAGTGCGTCATCAATCCACCATGCCTCTTCACGACTTCTAGCCTCATTTAAAATGTCTTCAATTTTCATAATTAATAACCTCTGGTATATATTTATTACCTTCTCCAAAAATCCCCGCGAGTAGTTTCTTCATCACCTTCGATGATTCCAATATTTTTTCTACCCTTATCGGATGTATTATCAAACTGGTCTTTCCATCTAACATTATTCTTATGCCCATCATCAGACTTATTAACCGTTTCATCTAATTTCATAACTCTAGGCCACGGCTCATGATCGGGCACTCTATTAGTCCATGGAGCTATCTCAGTTTCGTCTACGATAACATTGGGGTTACTTAACATCTCTGGGGAAACAATTTGAGGAATTGGAATTAGGGGGGATGTTGGGCAACAAGCCAATGCTACATTAATTCCTGTCACCATTGATGTAACCGTATGTCCACCCGCCGCATTAAATCCTATATTAGGAGCATCTAATTTAATTGTACCTGATGCAATCTGCACGGTTGAAGACCCGCCTTGTAATTGAATCTTGCTACCGGCATCTATTACAAGTTTAATTGTATCAAATTCAATCTTCGAGCCATTAATCATTATACTGTTATTGGGCGTTAATACATTATACGTATTAGTATTAAGCTGTAGATTATACTTACCCCCAATCTCTCCTGTGAAATTGCCATCCAGTGTGAAATCATAGTTTTTATTAATTGTTTGAAAGAAGTCACCTTCAGTAAAAAAGTGGGTGTCATTTTCTGAGTGGAACCTAATTTGACCATCGGGAGGGATTGAATCTAACGGGGTCTGCCCATCTTTATCTCCCGCATACATGAATATTCCTTTCTTAGCCTTTACTCTGAATGACTCATCCGTCGAGAAGTTAATGTCTTTCTTAGCCCTCATTGATATGCGCTTATCGGAATAAACATCAATGTTGCCGTTTCTATCCAATTCAATCCATGATTTTCCCTCATATGTATTAACATATATGCGTTCATTAGTATCATCTAATATAATCTGATGTCCTGCTGTTGTACGCAATTTGATTCGAGAATTAAAGGGCCTATCATCAAATGAAATAGAGTGTAATCCGGGTGACATAAACCCAACAACTTTTGAAGCTAAATATGATCCAAGGTTTTTAAATGATGTCCAATCATATCCTGCCGCTCCTAGCTTACTTTTAACCCATGAATCATCTTCACCCGATTGAAGTTCTGAATTGGTGTGCTTTTTATCGATATCAACATTAACTGCACCAGCATAGTCTGCTCCACGAGTCTTCCATTCGGCGGATTTTCTATCACCATCAAATGCTTCAGTTAGGTTATCGTAGAGTGGTTGTATTTTATTTTTTGTATCATCACCATCAAAGTCTGGTTCAGGTGCTGAAAACGGACCATCGGGTTTACCGTCTCCGCTTCCCCAATCATACACCCCATGAAATAGTCCACCCGTTTCTTGCTGCTCATATAGGCAACCCAACCAAACTCGCTTTCGTGGATCGCCGTTGATCCATGTAACCAATACGTTTGCACCCTTTTCAGGTATGGCCCAAAAACCATATTGCGTAACACCCGATGATTTATTTTCCATGTCAGGGTGTGGGTGTCCCTTTGCATGACATGCATTGCGAATGCTTCCTCCAAAAGGCGAGGCGTAAACGGCCCATGGCAAATGTTGTACCTTTTTAGGGTCATCATTTAAATCAGGACAGTAAATCCTCAACCGACCCATCTGTAGCGGATCATCCGTATCAACAACCGTGCCTATGGTTATACCGAAACCAGCGGTGGTATGATTATCCCCCACCCCATTAAGTGTTAACTTTTCTCTGATTCTTGATAGTGCGCCCATTATATAATATCGTCCGTTTTCTTGAGTAATATAGTTTGATAAAATGCCCCGTCTGTTAAGTTATTAATAACTCCTGAAATTTCATAATGATTTTTATAAAAGTATTGCTCAGGAACGCCCCTGTCTCTATCCAGTCCAATAACAGCATCTCCCCTTAAGAATATATCAATCTTCAGATACATTGGATATGATTCTGGAATTTGATAATACTCGGCCTCTCCGGGATTTTCAAGTTCCGCTGCTTCACTGGGTAATCGGTGGAAATCAAACATTAAGCTTGAATTTCCTCTTATTTCTATTTGATGGTCACTTCTTTGGTTTAGCTTTATAAAGTTCATAATATCAACGTTACTTGCCGCTTCTGCATTTTCCAACCCAGTATTTAAATATGGCATTATAGGTAAACGCAGTCCACTAAATCCTGAATCAAAGAATTTATCTCCCGGAGCGCTTGTTGGTATTCGTTCCCCTGTCTGTGTTTCTCTATTACCAAAAATAACTAATGGTTTTTTGGCACTGTCGGTTTGTGGGGTTTCAAGGGGTATAATTCCCGCATCAGTTGATATTGTAGTTTTAAGAAATGTTATATCATTATCGACACCGGTCCTAGATTTGAATGAAAATGTTAATGGCTTTAATGCCTTGTCTGGTCCAGTATCTCCAAAGTCTTGAGTGGTGTAGGGTATTGTTATTTGTTTGATCTTGATCTTGATCTTGATTTTATCATCCCGATCTACAACATAGCTAATATTGGATGCGAACGTTTTTGCATTTTGTGGCAAGGCTGCGTCTTCACCCACTTTGATTGAATACTTCATGAGAGTTTCAATCATTTCTGTTAGTGGTGCTCCGGGCCTAAATGGTACAGATGTCACCCCCTTGGTTTCATCGGGGCGTTCTTCTGTTTGCTCAAATGGTAAGTTTCTATTATCAACCTTATATCCATAATATATGGGGTCAAGTTTCACTTCGAACTCAATGGGTAATTTCTCACCTCG